GACCTATTAACTTCCCCGCGCCTGCGGGGATTTTTGTATCCTTCCATTGTCTCATTTACTTCACAATGCCCGTCACGTGCGCCGCGCGTAATTCCGCCAGAACATAGTCACACCCCCTCTATACCGGAGTGACTGCCTTATGGCTCAGGATTACCACCACGGGGTGCGCGTTGTTGAAATCAACGAAGGCACCCGACCGATTGCCACGGTGAGCACTGCCATCGTGGGCATGGTCTGCACCGGCGATGATGCCGATGCGGCAATGTTCCCTCTCAACAAACCCGTCCTGCTGACCGACGTCCTGACCGCCAGCGGTAAGGCGGGCGAGTCCGGCACGCTGGCCCGTTCGCTGGATGCGATTGCCGACCAGGCCAAACCCGTCACCGTCGTGGTGCGTGTGGCCCAGGGTGAAACCGAAGCGGAAACCACCTCCAACATCATCGGCGGCGTGACCGCAGACGGCAAAAAAACGGGCATGAAGGCGCTGCTGTCGGCGCAGTCCCAGCTCGGCGTCAAGCCGCGCATTCTCGGCGTGCCGGGACACGATACACAGGCGGTGGCAACAGAACTGCTGAGTGTTGCGCAGAGTCTGCGCGGGTTTGCCTATCTGTCCGCCTATGGCTGCAAAACCGTGGAAGACGCCATTGCCTACCGCGCTAATTTCAGCCAGCGCGAGGGGATGCTGATCTGGCCTGACTTCATCAACTTCGACACCGTGCTGAATGCCGACGCGACGGCGTATGCCTCAGCCCGTGCGCTCGGCCTGCGCGCCAAAATCGATGAGCAGACCGGCTGGCACAAGACGCTTTCCAACGTCGGTGTGAACGGCGTCACCGGGTTGTCCGCCGATGTGTTCTGGGATCTGCAGGACCCGGCAACCGATGCGGGGCTGCTCAATCTGAACGACGTCACCACGCTGATCCGTAAGGACGGTTTCCGCTTCTGGGGTTCCCGCTGCCTCAGCGACGATCCGCTGTTTGCCTTTGAGAACTACACCCGCACGGCGCAGGTGCTGGCGGACACCATCGCCGAAGCGCATATGTGGGCGGTGGATGGCGTGCTGAACCCGTCGCTGGCCCGCGACATTATCGAAGGCATCCGCGCGAAACTGCGTAGCCTGAAATCGCAGGGCTACATCATTGGCGCGGACTGCTGGCTGGATGAGGCCGTGAACGATAAGGACTCCCTGAAAGCCGGGAAGCTCACCATCGACTACGACTACACGCCAGTACCGCCGCTGGAAAACCTGATGCTGCGCCAGCGCATCACCGATCAGTACCTGCTGGATTTCTCCAGCCAGGTCAGTGCGTAAGGGGACACCATGGCTTTACCACGCAAGCTGAAACACCTGAACCTGTTCAACGACGGGAACAACTGGCAGGGGATCGTCGAGTCGCTGACCCTGCCGAAATTTACCCGTAAGTTTGAGAAGTATCGCGGCGGCGGGATGCCGGGCGCGGTGGATGTGGATATGGGGCTGGATGACGGCGCTATTGATACGGAGTTTTCCATCGGCGGTACCGAGCTGCTGCTGTTCAAACAGATGGGAAAAACCACGGTGGACGCCATCCAGTTGCGCTTTACCGGCTCTATCCAGCGTGACGACACCGGCGAAGTGCAGGCCGTTGAACTGGTTGTGCGCGGGCGTCATAAGGAGCTGGATTCCGGCGAGTGGAAAACCGGTGAGAGCAGCACCACCAAAGTGTCCAGTACCAACAGCTACGCGAAGCTGACCATTAACGGCGAAGTGCTCTATGAAGTCGATCTGGTCAACATGATTGAAATCGTGGACGGCGTGGACCTGATGGAAGCGCACCGTAACGCCCTCGGTCTCTGATTAACTTAAACGGCGCGGGCAGCCGCGCCAGTACGCATCAACAGGAATAAAACATGAGCGATAAACCAACCGAAAAGACCGTGCAGCTGGATACGCCGATCTTGCGTGGAAAGACGGAAATCACCGAGATTGTGCTGCGCAAACCGCAGTCCGGCGCGCTCCGAGGCACCCGCCTGCAGGCGATTATGGATATGGACGTGGGCGCGATGATGACCGTTATTCCGCGTATCTCCACGCCGACCCTGACCGCGCAGGAAATGGCCGAGCTGGACCCCGCCGATCTCACCGCGCTGTCGATTGAGGTGGTGACTTTTTTATTGAAGAAGTCGGTGCTTGCCGGTTTGCCGACAGCCTGACGGTAGATTGCCTGGTGGCAGACATTGCCACCATCTTTCACTGGTCGCCGTCTGTCACTGACGTTATGCCGCTAACGGACGTGCTGGAGTGGCGACACAAAGCCATTCTGCGAAGCGGGGCCAGCGATGAGTGACAACAACCTGCGCCTGCAGGTGATTCTAAATGCGGTTGATAAGCTCACCCGCCCGTTTCGATCCGCGCAGGCCAGCTCGAAGGAGCTGGCAACTGCCGTCCAGCAAAGCCGCGCCCGTCTTAAAGAGTTAGATGCTCAGGCGGGCAGGATTGACGGTTTCCGCAAAGCCAGCGCGCAGCTGGCCGTCACCGGTAACAGCCTCAAAGCCGCCCGCGAAGAAGCGGCGAAACTTGCCACGCAGTTTTCAGCCACCAATCGCCCGACGGCGGCGCAGTCCCGGCTGCTGGAGCAGGCAAAAAGTCGCGTCACGGATCTGCAGGGCAAATACAACGGCCTGCGCCAGTCGGTCCAGCGTCAGCGTCTGGCACTCAACGAGGCCGGGCTGGATACGAAGAAGCTCAGCAGCGCGCAGCGGGAACTGCGGCAGAACGCCGACGAAACCCGCCAGGCGCTGGACCGTCAGATGAAATCCCTGAAACGTCTGGGCGAACAGCAGGCGCGGATGAATGCGGTCCGCGATCAGTATTCCCGCCGTCTGGAAGTGCGGGACAGGATTGCCGGAGCCGGGGCTACCACCACGGCAGCCGGGCTGGCGATGGGCGCACCGGTGATGGCGGCGGTGAAAAGCTACGCCAGCATGGAAGACGCCATGAAAGGCGTGGCAAAGCAGGTCAACGGTCTGCGTGATGACAACGGCAACCGCACCGCCCGGTTCTATGAAATGCAGGACGCCATCAAGGCCGCCAGCGAACAGCTGCCGATGGAAAACGGCGCGGTCGATTATGCCGCGCTGGTTGAGGGCGGGGCGCGCATGAACGTGGCAAACCCGAATGATTCGTGGGCGGACCAGAAGCGCGATCTGCTGGCGTTTGCCAGCACGGCGGCCAAAGCGTCCACGGCGTTCGAACTGCCTGCCGATGAGCTGTCCGAGGGGCTGGGTAAAATCGCCAGTCTGTATAAGGTGCCGACCCGTAATATTGAACAGCTGGGCGATGCGCTGAACTACTTGGACGATAACGCCATGTCCAAAGGGGCAGACATTATCGACGTGCTGCAGCGCATGGGAGGCGTGGCTGATCGCCTGGACTATCGCAAGGCCGCTGCGCTCGGCTCCACGTTCTTGTCCCTGGGCGCTGCGTCGGAAATTGCCGCCAGCGCGTCAAACGCCATGGTGCGCGAGCTGTCGATTGCCACCATGCAGAGCAAGCGCTTCTTTGAGGGGATGGACCTACTGAAACTCAATCCGGCTGAGATTGAAAAGCAGATGACCAAAGATGCGATGGGCACCATCCAGCGCGTGCTGGAGAAGGTCAACCATCTGCCGCAGGACAAGCGCCTGTCCGCCATGACCATGCTGTTTGGTAAAGAGTTTGGCGATGATGCGGCGAAGCTGGCGAACAACCTGCCGGAGCTGCAGCGCCAGCTCAGCCTCACGTCCGGCGGGGATGCGAACGGCTCGATGCAGAAAGAATCCGATATCAACAAGGATTCTCTTTCCGCGCAGTGGTTGCTGGTGAAAACGGGCGCACAGAACGCGTTCAGCAGCCTGGGCGAAACCCTGCGCCAGCCACTGCTGGATATCATGGACTCCGTGAAAGGTGTTACCGGAGCGCTGCGCCGCTGGGTGGAGCAAAACCCGCAGCTGGCAGGCACGCTGATGAAAGTGGCGGCAGCGACGGCAGCGATCACCGTTGTCCTCGGCACGTTAGCGGTGGCCGTGGCGGCCGTGCTGGGACCGCTGGCGGTGATCCGCTTTGGCCTGTCGATGCTGGGTGTGAAAACCCTGCCCTCCGTGACGGCTGCCGTAACACGCACCGGCAGCGCACTTTCATGGCTGGCGGGTGCGCAGCTTTCGTTGCTGCGCCGGGGAATAGCGTCAACCGGCGGTAGTGCCGGATTGCTGAGCGCGTCGCTGAATGCCCTGCGTCGTTCTGCCGGGCTGGCGGGTAATGCGCTGAAAGTGGCCGCCGGTGCGCCGCTGGTGATGTTCCGCGCTTCAATGGCTGGCCTTCGCAATGTCATCGGCGCAGTGATGAACCCGCTGGCGGCGCTGCGCGGTGGACTCTCCGCCGCCAGTGGCGTGCTGCGCTTTCTGGTCTCCGGCCCGCTGGCCATTTTGCGCGTGGCGCTGTACGGCATTTCCGGTCTGCTGGGCGCGCTGCTCAGTCCGGTAGGGCTGGTTGTGGCGGCTCTTGCAGGTGTGGCGCTGGTTATCTGGAAATACTGGCAGCCGATCAGCGCCTTTTTAGGGGGCGTGGTGGAAGGATTCAAAGCCGCTGCCGCGCCCATCAGCGCGGCCTTCGAACCGCTCCACCCCGTATTTCAGTGGATAGGCGACAAAGTGCAGGCGCTGTGGGGATGGTTCACGGATCTGTTAGCCCCGGTGAAATCCACCGCCGAAGAACTGAGCAGTGCGGCGGCGATGGGGCGCAGCTTTGGTGAGGCGCTGGCCGAAGGTCTCAACATGGTGATGCACCCGCTGGAGTCGCTGAAATCTGGCGTGTCGTGGCTGCTGGAGAAGCTCGGTATCGTCAGCAAGGAAGCGGCAAAAGCGAAACTGCCGGAGCAGGTTACGCGACAACAGCCTGCTGCGGTAAACAGTGACGGCAAGGTGGTGCTGCCGCCTGGCGGATTCCCCTCGATGGGCTTTGCGGGTATGTACGACAACGGCGGGGCGATCCCGCGCGGTCAGTTTGGCATCGTGGGAGAGAACGGCCCGGAGATTGTCAACGGTCCGGCGAATGTGACCAGCAGGCGACGCACCGCTGCACTGGCGTCCGTGGTGGCCGGAGCGATGGGGGCGGCTGCAGCACCTGCAGAGACAGCCCCGCTTCATCCGTTCAGTCTGCCGATCCGGGCATACCAGACACAGACAGTGAAGACCGACAGCCCGCCGCCGGTGATTCGGTATGAGATTAATGCGCCGATTCATATCACCGCCCAGCCGGGGCAGAGTGCGCAGGATATTGCCCGCGAAGTGGCGCGGCAGCTCGATGAGCGCGAACGCCGGGCCAGGGCGAAGGCCCGCAGCAACTACAGCGATCAGGGGGGATACGATTCATGATGATGGTGCTGGGATTATACGTCTTTATGCTGCGCACCGTGCCGTATCAGGAGCTGCAGTATCAGCGCAGCTGGCGACACGCGGCCAACAGCCGGGTGAACCGTCGCCCGTCCACGCAGTATCTCGGCCCGGATAACGACTCTTTGACGCTGTCCGGCGTGCTTCTGCCAGAAATCACCGGCGGCAGGTTGTCCCTGCTGGCGCTGGAGCAGATGGCGGAGCTGGGGAAAGCGTGGCCGCTGATTGAGGGCAGCGGGACTATCTACGGCATGTTTGTGATCGAGAGTCTGAGTCAGACCAAAATGGAGTTTTTTGAAAGCGGTATGCCGCGCAGGATTGAGTTCACGCTGACCCTGAAACGGGTGGACGAATCGCTGTCTGAGATGTTCGGCAGCCTGAGCGATCAGCTCAGCAACCTGCAGGATACGGCGGCTTCGGCGATAGGCAAGGTGAAAAATATGTCGGGAGGGCTGCTGTCATGAATCTGAACCGCGAGCTGCTGAACCTGAGCAGCAAAAGCCCGGCGGTCAGCCTCACCATCGAAGGTAAAGACGTGACGACGGTGATGGACGCGCGCCTGATGAGTCTGACGCTGAAGGACAACCGGGGCTTTGAGGCGGACCAGCTCGATCTGGAGCTGGACGATGCGGACGGGAAGATTGTTCTGCCGCGTCGGGGTGCGGTGATCCATCTGGCGCTAGGCTGGAAAGGTCAGCCGCTGTTCCCGAAAGGAGGATTTACCGTGGATGAGATTGAGCACTCCGGCGCGCCTGACCGGCTGACTATCCGTGCCCGTAGCGCCGATTTTCGCGAAACCCTCAACACCCGGCGTGAAAAGTCCTGGCATCAGACCACGGTGGGCGAGGTGGCGAAAGAGATTGCCGCCCGCCACAACCTGAAACTGGCGCTGGGCAAGGACCTGACGGACAAGACGGTGGATCACCTGGACCAGACCAACGAAAGCGATGCGAGTTTCCTGGTGAAGCTGGCGCGCCAGTATGGCGCGATTGCGTCCGTGAAGGACGGGAATCTGCTGTTTATCCGCCAGGGGCAGGGGAGAACGGCCAGTGGCAAACCGCTGCCGGTTATTACCATTACCCGGCAGGCAGGTGATGGTCACCGGTTCACCCTGGCAGATCGTGGGGCATACACCGGCGTCATCGCCAGCTGGCTGCATACTCGTGAACCGAAGAAGAAAGAAACCACGCAGGTGAAGCGACGCCGCAAGAAAACCGCCGCGCCCAAAGAGCCGGAGGCGAAGCAGGGTGATTATCTGGTGGGAACGGATGAAAACGTGCTGGTCCTGAATCGGACCTACGCCAACCGCAGCAATGCAGAGCGTGCAGCAAAGATGCAGTGGGAGCGTCTGCAGCGCGGGGTAGCGTCTTTCTCCCTGCAGCTGGCAGAAGGCCGGGCCGATCTCTACACCGAAATGCCGGTGAAGGTGAGCGGCTTTAAGCAGCCTATTGATGATGCAGAATGGACCATCACCACGCTGACACATACAGTCAGCCCGGATAACGGATTTACAACCAGTCTGGATCTCGAAGTGAAAATAGATGAGTTCGACATTGAATGATTAGTTCCAAAATGAGAACAATGATGTATCATTATTGCGAACTGGTTAAGAGTGAGGGCTGAACGAAATGATGAATTGTCCGATGTGCGGCCAGGCCGCGCATACACGCAGTAGCTTTCAGGTTTCCAGCGAAACCAAAGAACGATACAACCAGTGCACCAATATTGAGTGCGGACATACGTTCGTGACACATGAAACTTTTGTGCGATCCGTGTGCCGTCCGCAAAAAATCAGCGCTGCACCGCCTCATCCGAAGGGAATGCAGGAACAATTAGCTTACTGATCCTGGTTCGCCGCTTGCGCTGTATCGTTATGCATGAACTCGCAGCGGCGAACTTCCTAAGTGCTTATTCAGCGCTTATAGCTTGTTCAATAATCTCCGCAACCTTACGTCTGCTAAATCCTTTTTCATCCGCAATCTCCATCAGTTTTGCTTCTGCCATGGCTTTGCTGCGCATTGCTGAGAGGGTTGGCTTGAAGGGATGAATGTTCCCTTGAATGTTTAATGGCAGCGGAATACTCCCAATCAACTCTTCTTCCAGCACCCAGGGCTCCTCGTGTGCTACCCAGTAAACTTTTGCATTCTGTTCCATCCAGTGATCAAGCCATTGTTCCCCTGAGTGGGTAAAAGTCGTTCTGGTCCCGCCTCCAACCCGGCGAAGGGGATAATTGCTTTCTGCCGCCAGCAATACCCCGAGCGTACGCCTGAGCGTTGAGCCTTCGGCGTTGCCGCTGTAATGGGTTTTGATGCGTGTTTTGAGATTGGCGCGGCTGTTTGGTTTCCCTTTTTTGTCGGGCGAAATACCAACATAGAGCAGGGTGTACCCTTCATGAGTCAGGCAACCTTCGGTCGGAACGCCGGGAGGGATTTCTTTGAACCACCAGAAATAGACGCCATTGATGGCGGGGACAGGCGTCGGTCGGCTCATTACCTCTGTTCTACTATATGTTTTGTCAGGATAAAAATTGAACACTGATATACTCCGCGCTGATTAATTCCGGGTATTTTATGGGATCATCATATGGGAATACTTGATTTACTTAGGGGTAGATATGAGTTTGAGAATCACGACACAGCAGGTGGATACCTGGAAGAAACGCATTCAGCGGGACGGCTTGAAAGGCTCAACATATCTTTGCCAACAGAGCGGGGTCGTGTGGGTTTCCGCATCAGCCGATCATCAGGCTATCTGTCAGAAAGTTCTGGGAAGGGATTCAGGAACCAGTTCTTTGGCGAGTTATTTGCGCTGGGATGATGTCGGCGCGGTTGCTTTGGTTGAGTTGTTGTACGCGATTGAAACGGCATAGAGCATCAACTTACGCCGCCATAGCAAAAGCGCTACCGCCATTTTGTCGCCACCAGGCTTAAAGATGGTGCGTAAGTGGCTGATTAGAAAAGGGCTGAATTTCAGGCAACAAAAAACCCATCAACCTTGAACCAAAATGGCGGGGTTGATGGGCTCCACAAAATGGGGGACATCAAAGAAAAGCAGTGGCAATAGTTATGACTGCCTCATATACAAAA